TCAATCCAATGGTAATGTTTTTATTAGGGTTATGTATAGGAATTATTGTTAGCATCACAGGTGCTATGGTGTGGGGACATCGATTAAGTATAAAAGAGGATGAATTAAACCAACAACTAATCAAGGACTTCCAGGATAAACACATGGAAACCCAAGAACAGAAATTTTATAAAAGGTACGAAACATGATTATATATAATTTAACAGAACAGATGTTACACAAACTTCTAATGGAAACGATCCAAGAAGGTTACGATAATCTCCAAAGTGAACGAGAAATTTTGCTTGATTATTTTGAGGGGTGTAACCTACAACAAGACTTAAAGAAATACTTTAATAGTGAATCATTATCGCAGATTCCACCCATGTATATCAACCTTGTAAGAAACATCATTAGTCGTAGAGCATTAGTATATCAACAATCACCAGTACGATACAATGATAAGTATAATGAAATCATAGGGGATTTTGATTCCTTTATGAAACAATTTGAACAACTGACTTATCTCTTAGGTACTGAAGGGCTATATACTTATTGGGATGATGACCAACAACAACTTAAATACAGACCTATCCATTTCTTTGTTCCATTCTTTAAACCAAATGAAGATGAACCATTTGCTGTTATGTGGCAAGTAGAATCACAACTCCAGGCAAGATCAGAAGATGCACAGTATATGTTTTGGAGTAAAGAAACAGAAACAATGGAAGGCAAACATTTTATCATTAGCAGTAGAGGTAAGATTACTTCTATTGTAGATGGCGATAGAAACCCTTATGGAGATACTATTCCATTCACGATTGCACATCGACATCCCTACACTAGAGATTTCTTTAGAGAAGGTGCTAACGACTTAGTAGATGGTATGAGAGGTATTAATATTATGCTTACCGAACTGGCAATAGGAACAAGATTTAATCTGTTAGGACAACCAGTCTTTACTGGATTAGATACTGAACAACGAATTAATCTTGGTAGTGATAAAGCATTAGTGCTTCCTGAAGGGGCTAACTTTAGCTATGCAACACCGAATGCTAATGTTCAAGGTATGATTGAATCCACAAAGTATATGGTAGATAGTATTGCCCAAGCAAACAATGTAAGAATCAACTGGACCAGCAATGCACAAGAATCAGGGCTATCTAAAAAGATGAATGAGATTGACTTAATGGATGCT